CATAGTTGATGCATTAAGATTTGCACCACCTAGATTAAATGTCCAAGAAACAAGTGCATCAAATTGGTGTTGTGACAATGGCACAGTCACGGCTTTATCTATTTCTTCTTCAAATACTGCAACATCTTTAATTAATAATTTTTCAGCTTCGTCCTGTGTTATAGACATGCCCTGTGTTATGAGTTTAGTTGAACCATATCCTATAGTCCAAACACCTGCTGAACATTTATAAGATTCTAATTTACACCCTTCAAATTTCTTTATAAGTGCTATTCCTTCTTTTGATATTTTCATATTATTCTCCCCATGTACCATCTTTTTTAACTTTTGCTTTTTTTGTTCCACCCCAGTATTCAACTGCGTGTCCTTCTTTAACGAGGGCTTGGCAAATATCTTTCCCATCTTTTGTAAAAGGTGTTGCAAGAATTCGTCCATATTTTCCCTTTCCATGTGATTGTATTACTAATTTTTCAGCACATAATTCTTTTAGCCTTTCTTTTGCTTGAAGACCAAGTGCTTTTTCTTCTAAATTTCTAGTTCGTGACTCAGGGGTATCTATTCCATTAAGTCTACATCTTTGTTTGTGAAGCTTTACATCAAAGCCTAAATCTAAAGTCACATCTATGGTGTCTCCATCTATTACCCTTTCAAGTATAGCGTTGTATACAAATGGTGTGACTGATTTAGACATAGCTTACTGCTTTGCCTTACCGATGTTTAAAGCCATTAACTCTAAAATTTTATAGAGCTTTCCAATCATGGCATCATCTTTTGGGGTTGGGGTTAAAGCACATAGTATAGATGCTCCGCATACGACACCTGTAATAATACCTAACCATTCTCCTATCATTCCTAACATATTAGTCTCTCCTATAATGAATGAATCTAAATGGTATCAGATTATCTTGTGTCTGACACCTTTTCTTCAGGTTGATCTTGCTTATCATAATCTCTATAAAACTTGATGATGTGTAAAGTTTCTTTGATATAGCGTTTTATTTCTGCCATGTTCATTGATAGATTTTCATAATCTTTAGTGGTTAATGAATAATATGCTGTTTCAGGTGCAGAGCCTGTTTCTAAATCTGAAAGGTACTCTTCCATTATTTGGGGGGTTAAAATTTCCCAATCAATATCCGCCATAGATAACTCTATTGGGAGTGGCGGGTGATACATAGGGGATGGCTCTGCAACTGTTATAACTTCTACAGGTTTAGGTTGCGTTGGCAACATAGAACACGCTGTGAAGTAGAATAAGGTAAAACTAACTATTATTAGATTTTTCATCAAACTGATTAGGGTTGGTTAAAGCTATAAGGTCTTCTTTGACTTTCTTTGTTCCCTTATTAACTATATTTTCTATTAGCTTCGGTTTAGCTAAAGCAAGGTTATCAAGATCATGTTTTGCAAAAGTGTTTTTAAGTTTATTAACTTCTCTTTGTGCTTCTTGGTTCTTTGCAGTTAGAACATTTACTTGCTCTTGTGTTTGTTTTTGTTTTGCTAGATTTTTTTTAATAGATTCGTTTTGTTGTTCTATAGAATTTTCTAAAGCTATTTGATTGCCTTTTAAAACTGCTATTTGATCTTGTAACTTGTTTATATACCAAGTGCTGCTTGTAAGGGATATTAGCAGTAAGCCACCTAATGCTAACGATAATTTGAACCCCATGTATACACCTGTAATTTTTCGCTTTTACCTTTAGCCTGAATTGGTTCTAAAGATGTTAATTCTAATTTTATAGCATTTTTTGTAGTTTGACCAATTAGCAAATCTACACCTGCTTGTTTTGTTCCTGATTCAAGTCTTGCCGCAACATTAACAGCATCACCTATAGCAGTATAATCAAATCTATTTTTAGAACCCATATTGCCTATAACTGCATATCCTGTATTTATTCCTATACCTATAGTAACTGGTGTTATACCTTCATCTACCAATACATAATTTAGTTCGTGCATATTTTTTTGTATATCTATAGCACATTCTAATGCCTTTGTTTCATGGTCTTCTAGATCAATAGGTGCATTAAAGATAGCCATCATTGCATCACCTATATATTTATCAACCATACCACCATGTTTTTGCACCGCTTCTTGTTGTGCAGTTAATGCTCTATTCATAATGTATGTTACTTGTTCAGGTTCTAATGATTCTGATAAAGCTGTAAAACCACGAACATCTGTAAATAAAAAAGTTGCATAACGCCTTTCACCTCCAAGTTTTAACAATGTAGGATTATCTTGTAATTTTTTGACCTGTCTTGGGTCAAGATAATGTTCAAATTGACCTTTTATCTGTTCTCTAAGCTTCCATTGTTCTCTAAATCTTAAATATAAAGCTATAGAGCCTGTTATAAACTGTGATATAAAAGACCAAGTGACATCAATCAATATTCCCCTGTGGATAAGTCCATATCCTGTATAAGCTGTGGACAACATTATTAATGTAGCTAATATAATCCCCCAAGTAACACCAAAAACGTTTAATACAAGCCATATAAGGCTTACAGAAACGAAAAATATAAGCATTTCTAAAGCTAAAGCCCAATCAGGTATATATGGGCTATCTTCTATAAGTATTGATTCTGCTAAAGCTGCTTGTATTTTATGTGGTTCCAAAAGTTTTCTATTTGGTACAGCTATTTGTGGCATAACTCCATTAGCAGTAACTCCAACAAATACAAACTTCCCTGAAACATTCATTTCTTTTAAATCTGTTTGCGGTGTATCTACCCAACTTATCCATTTACGCCCTAAACTATCTGTTTTTACAGGTGGTATTCCTCTAATTGATATTTCCTCTATACCATTATCATTAGTTTTTATAATGTAGGTTTTTACACCAAATAAAGCTTTATATATTTGTGTACCAAATGCAGGAATCCATTCGTTTTTAGGAGTGCTTACTAAAAGGGGTATTCTGCGAACGAGTTGATCAACTTCAGTGGGAGCAATGGCTAGACCCTGCAGTGTATTTTCTTTTAGAGTGTTCAGGTTTTCCTTGACTCCCATACTTACTATACCACTAACATCATTGCCTTTGACAACCGTTCCAGTAGATTTAGGATAATTATTTTTGCCATCTTCAAACATAGCTATTACAGATGGTGCATAGCCTAATGTAGTTGCAAAGACCTTATCTCCACCCATTCTATCTGCTTGTGGAAAGGACATAACCCAACCAACCCCAATAGCACCACGATTAATAAGTTCTACTTGTATTTCTGCTAATCGTCTTCTAGGTAAAGGATAACCACCTTCATTTTCTATATCTGCTTCTGTAATATTTAAAATTACAAAATTACCTGAAGGTTCATATTTTTGTACTAGAGCATCAAAGGTTCTAAGTTTTATTATTTCTGTAGGGGTGCTTTTAAATATTAAAGGAATTGAAAGTAATATAATAATTACTACTAATATTCTTTTCATTTAAAAATAATAGCATATTAATCTAATATCTCTATTTTTGTTGGTCTCTTAAAATAACCAAATGACTTATCATTATTTGATACTTGTACAGTTGCAGAGAATTTAATTTTTAAATCAGTTAAATTTTGTTCAAGTAATTTATTAGGAACAGAACCATATAATTTAAAACCTCTTTCATCTTGAAAGATCATTTTAAGACATCCACCAAATTGATTTTCTTGGTACTTAGTACCTAAAATCTTTCCTGAAAAATCTATTCTTTCTTCTGAAGACGGTATAACCTCAGACCATTCTAAATCTTTATATTGAGATAAGTAATTATTAATAATTTCTGTTGACTTTATTTTCCATTGGTATTTTTTTCTTAATAATTCTTCTTCTTTATCATAAGAACCTTCTCCCCAAGCATTCATTTCTTTTTCAGAAATAGTTTTAATTTTTTGGTTATTTGTGATTTCTTTAGCTTTATTAATAGCTTTGTTGTAATCAGTAGATAAATTTTGTATATGTATAGAATCTACATAAGGTTGAGCCATACCATCAAAATATCTAGTATTGATGATTGTTTTTCTTAATGTGTAAAATATATTGTTTGCGTTTTCTGAGTGACCTGTAGAAATAAAATAATAACTTGGATTGTTATTAGCAAATTCTAATTCTATTTGATGGTTCATTTTATTTATATTCATTTTATTTATTTATCAATTTATATACTAAGTATGCCTGATTAATTTACAAATGTAAACCCCTTTTTGGAATATAACTTAATTAGTTATTCGCTTTGTGTAATCGTAATAACAGAATC